GATATAACAAAGACAAGTAATAGACCAACAGATGCACTTCAACCTTTCCTATACATACAGAGCAGGTCAACAGCGGCAGTAAAAAGTTACAACGTAAGATATTTGGAGTGCTATAACACATGACCAGATCAATATACGAACAATTAAACGAATATGATACAGTAGCCAAGCAACGATTCGTTGAAACATTTAGTGGAGATGCACTTGATACTAACAGATGGTCATCACATGGTAGTGGAAGTGCTACTATGTCAGATACAGTTAACGGTGGATTGTTATTAACCTCTCCTACAAATGGAGCTCAACATTTAGATTTTTCGCCATCTGATGCAGGAAAAATAAGACCATTTAGTCAAACAGGTGCAGTTATGATTGTCACTTCTAAAATGGTACAAGCACAATACACTAATCAAAGTAATGGGTTTAAGACAAATTATTACACAGAAGCAGGAAAATATGTAATTATGGCTATTCAAGGACAAACAAATGGCAACTCATCAGATAATAAAATCATGCTTAAATCCAATAATCCATCAACATCAGTAGATACAAGTATTGCATCAAGTGCCATACATGATCTGCATACTTATAAATTGGAATTGCTTTCTTCATCTTCAACTCTTAGTGTTGACGGTGCATTATCTTCAACAGGTTTTGCAACAGGTAACTGTAACCCTGATAACAGGTGTCAGCCACATCTTACTTTACAAACAGCAGAAGGAACAATATCAGGTGGAGCAAAAGCCAACTATACATACTGTGAGGTTTATAATACATAATGGCTTTCCCATCTGTCTATGAAATGTTTACACCCTTGACTACCGTAAGGAAGCAACATTTTTGGGATTACTTTAGTGGTGCTACGTTAAACAGTAGATGGACACAAACAAATTCAGGTGGTGCAGGAACTTATACTATGGCAGATGAGGTAGACGGTGGATTATTAATTACTACACCTACAAGTATAAACACACAACAAAACATGGACTTTGGGGATAAAAGAAATTTTAGTCCAACAGGATCAGTATTTATCGCTGTTGTAAAATCATCTTGGACTAATGTTTATAATGATTTTGGTTTTACAAACACACAACCAAATGCTCAAAGTGCTATATTTAGATGGACAAGTCATAATTCAGATGGTAAAATACATTTACTTACTTGTGGTTCAGGAATTACTGAAGATGTTGCTACTTCCGTATCAGGTAATGCAACAGATTGGAGTAACATAAAAATAGAATGTAAATCATCTAGTGTTGAAGGAAGTATTAATGGTGTATTGGAAAGAACACATTCAACACAGATACCTACAAATGATACAAAACTACAACCTTATGTTGGAATTTATAATACTGTTGGAAGTGCTAAAACCTGTCAAATCAGATACATGGAGTGTTATAACACATAATGAACGAAAGCAAGATAAAGAAAGTAAGTGTAAAGTTTCCTAACTTTGTATCAAAAGATTCAATAGAATATGAGGGAAAGAGAATTGTTCTAAAGCTTCCACAGATACAGGACATCAACAACAGAATGTATTCCGAGTTGTTTAGTGGGGATAGTGGAATGACAGCAGGAGCAAAAAACCTTCCACGCATAGAGGGATTCAACTGCACATGGAGAAATGACGAGAAGAACCCACAATATACCATAGCACAGTTTACATTCGCAAGTGGAGAGGAAAGAAAGGTGTCTAAAATTATAGAAAAATATGGTGGTCAAGTCATAGATTCAAGGGCAGATCTCAACCAATGGCAGTTTGATGAAACCAATTTGAGTGGGAAAACTTATCAAGTAGAGAATGTAAATGAAACAATAGGGGGATTAAGATGACCGTAGAATACAAAGACTCTAAACGAATTACTGCATTATCAACTGATTGGACAGCAGATGTAACAAGCAACATTACATGGTCAACAACAGGCAAAGTTGGTTGGGATATTTCTGGAACTACAATTTCTAGAACAGGTAGTGCAGGTTGGTCAACAAGTAAAATCCAAAGTACAGATACATTTACTGTGGGAGATGGTGCATTTATGATTGAGTTTTCAGGAATCGCCAATGATCTTAATTCAACTATGTTAGGACTTAACAAAGGAACATTAGGTTATCATTATGGTAGTGGTTCTCCTCAAAATAACTGTGATTTTGCTATCTATGTTGCAGGTGGATCTAGAGTTGAAGTTTACGAAAGTGGAACTAAAAACTATGACTCAGGTGGCTCAAGAAATGCAAATGATAAATTTAGAATAGAAGTTAGCAATAGTGGAGTTGTAAAATACTATTTACAAGAGGGTGGCACAGGAAGTTTTGACTTAAAACACACAAGTTCTTCAACTGCAAGTGGCACATATTTTATTCAAGCAAATGCATACGCTAGTACGTCAGAAGTAACTGTTCATTCAAAAACAGTTGCAACAGCAGTAGCAAAGCCATCTAATGTCCAAGACAATTCCTTGTTAGTAGAAAAAGATACTGCAAGAAGATATTGGTTTGATGCTGAAAGTACATCAAATGTAACATGGAATGATTCAACAGATGTTGGGTGCAGTATTAGTGGAAACACAATTACAAAAACTGCTAGTAATTCGTGGACTTCAGGCATAGGTCAAACAGATCAACAAATATCAGTTAGTAATGGTGGAACAATAACAATGACGAGTAACGCAACAAATTCATTCATTGGATTAAGTAATGTTACATCATTAAACCAACAGGCAAAGACATGGTTTGATATTAAGTTTGGATTTTCTGATGAGGAAATTATTGAGAACGGTGCACAAATAACACCTGATTCAGCATTTACTAGACAAGCAAGTGACACAATGAAAATTACAGTGTCAAGTTCAGGGTTAGTAAAATATTACATTAATGATGTATTGAAACATACATCTACAATTACTGCTAGTGGAAGTTACTTTGGCATATTTGCAGCTTACACACAAAACGAAAATATGACAGCAACCACAACAACACCTGCCACTTGGACTATGCAACCAACATATTCAACTAATTTCTTAAACAGTAGAGGTTGGGTTACTTCCAATGGTAGTAAATTTGGCTATAATGGAAACAGCATTGATATATTAAATTCAAATGCTTATGAGAGTGTTTATTATGATCTTGAAAGTGTAAGTGACACAAAATGGCTGTGTAGATTTAAAGTTACATTGACAACAGCAGGATCACAATCTTTAGGTTTCTGTTATTTTTATGTTGGAAGTCTAAATGGAAATGCAAATCAAACAAATGATGGTTTAGGTTTTTATTTCTATGATAATGCCAATAATACTTATGCATTAGCAGATAATGGAAATAGACCTGATCAAACAACAGTTACAGGTGCTTTAGGCATAAGCCCATCAACAACAACATATTATGCAGAAATGAAACGAACATCAGCAGAAGAATTTGTTGTCAAATTATATGATAATGATTCATATTCATATGGACAGTTGGGTAGTACAGCAACATTATCAATAAGTTCAGGAATAACAGGATTAAGGTATTTTAAAATTATGGGATATTCAACAACAGGTGGATTAGTAGGAACATTTGATGATTTTGAATTTTACAATGGAGTGAGTACAATAAATTGAGTCAAGAATCTTTATTTAATATAGGAGTGAATTCATAGATATGGCACGAGAATATATAGCAGGTAGATCCAGATCAACTAATGCGGAAAGATTAGCATTACAATCAAATCCTATGACAGGTGGTACAACACTTGATTATACATCTGGTGGTACTAACTATAGATCACATACATTTACTTCAACTGGAGACCTAGAAGTCACTGAATCCACTGATATAGATGTTCTAATCCTAGCAGGCGGTGGAGGTGGCAGTAATGGTTCATCTAACTATGGTGGATCAGGTGGAGGAGCAGGCGGACTTGGCGTAGCAACAGGTCACACTATTTCAACAGGAACAAAAACTGTAACTATTGGTTCAGGTTCATCATACGGTCAATCCACTTATGGCGGATCTACTACTTTTGATGTTTTTACTGCTACAGGTGGTCAAGGTGCAAGTCAGTATGTAGCAGGAGATTCAGGTACGGCAACAGCATCTAGTGGTAGTATTACAGAATATCGATATGATGGTATTAATGGAAGAGCTTCAGGTAGTGGAGCAGGTGGCGTTGGTACAACATCATCATCCAGTTCCAATGCCATTGGTAAAGCAGGTGGATATGGTGTAAGTAATGATTTTAGAACTGGTTCTGACGAATGTAGAGCTGGTGGTGGCGGATCAGGTTCTAATAAAGATAAATCATCAAACGCAAGTGCTAGTCCATGTGGTGGTGGACTAGGTAGAAGGAAATCATGGGCTGGCGGTAATGGAGCTACAAATATGGGTGGCGGTGGCGGAGGCGGTGGTGGTAGAAACGGTGGTGGTTCATCAGGTGGATCTGGTCTTTTAGTTCTCAGATATGAATTAACGTGGGATGCCCGTAATGGCGAAATGTTTTATGAACCTGAAACTAACAAGGAATTTATATTTTATAACAATAATTGGACAGAGGTATAGCCTAAATGGCTAGTTCCTACACACTAGTATCTTTTACAGATACAAGTTTTACCGCAAGGGAGCAGGTATCTCAAACCAATACAGGAAGATTTGACATTAGACAGACATTAACAGATACGTTAAATGCAAGATTTGTCATTAGACAGAAAGCTGTAAACCCTGCTTCATTTACGTCAACATCATTTGATACTGATTCGTTTGTTTCCACTGACCAGATACCAACTAAGACTTTCAGATTTGATATACGAGGGGGAAATATTAACTCACATATAACATCAAAATTCAATATAAGAGAAGCAATAACAGGTACATTAACAAGCAACATATCAATAGTGGGAGAAATATTAAAATCACTGACAGTCAGAATAGGTCTTGCTCAGACTGTGTCAAATCTTATCACAAGCAAGTTTGACTTGAGACAGGCTATTACACGTACTTCTACAAACAAATTCCATATAAGAGAAACAGTAGGAAAACTAGGAAGTTATATGGCTGACTCGTTTACCTCTGCTTCATACACTGTACCAGACTTGTCAAAGTCATTCAGGTTCAGTATAAGACAGGGGGCATCAGATACACTAACAAGTAAATTCAGCATAATAGCAGAGATAACAAAGACATTAACTAACATATTCAATATAAGAGAAGCAGTATCCGACACATTGACAAACAGATTTAACTTAAGACAGGCAATAACTGAAACTGTAACAAACAAGTTTAACCTTAGACAGGCAATAATTCCTACACTTACTAACAGATTTGACATTAGACATACAATGTCTGTCAGAACATTGACTGCTCAATTTATAATTAGACAGGCTGTTGCAGACACATTAACAGTGTTGGTTGGTCTTAGAGAAAGAATTTTACAAACTCTTACTAACAAATTTGACATTAGGGCAATTGTTATAGCACTTCCGTCATACACATCTACATCATTTACGTCAGATTCATTTACATTGACAATAGGAACAATACCTCAATTAACGGTTAGATTTGACATAAAAAGTGTCCTTGCAGGAAGACTTGGTACATTCAGATTTGACATTAGACAGGCAGTATCAGATACAGTTCAAAGCAAGTTTGACTTGAGACAGGCTATCACTGACACATTAAGCATAAGAATAGGTCTTGCTCATCAGATATCTAAAGTTGTTACAAGTTTGTTTGATATTAGACAGGCAATAACTGAGACATCTACTAACAAATTTGACATTAGACATATTATATCTGACACATTGACAAACAGATTTGATATTAGAAACACAATATCTGACACATTTACTGGTAAATTCTATGTTAGACAGGCAATAACCAAGGTATTAAACGGTAGATTTAGAATGCAGATGTATGCTATTAGGACATTGACATCCAAATTCCATATAAAATTCTTGATAACCAATACGCGTAAGGTCAAGACCAGGGCATCAAGATTCATAGTAAGAACTGGAAATAGCAGTAACAAAGTCAAGACTACTGGTTCCTCAAAGAATGTAAAATCTTTATAAGATACAAAACAATGGTAATATTATGAGTATGTTCATGCGTAAAAGAGACATAGAATTTGTCGAAAAGGTGGGGAGCAGAAGAACAGTATCACTAACACTAACAGATGACGTAGGAACAGTAATAGACTTGTCATCAACTACCACGTATAATACAGGCAAATGGAAAGTATGGAAACCAGACGGAACACTGATAATTGACGGTGCTGTTACATTTGCTAACAGGTCTAATGGTCTTATTTCTTATGATCTTACTGCCGCCAATACATTGTTGGCAAACGCAGGAGTATGGGAAGGAGAAGTAGAAATATTCAATGATTCTTCTGTCATGAAAGTACAGTCAAATACTTTTACATTCACAATTATAGAGTCTTATTAGGCTAAGGTTTATTAACTATATAGATATCTATACCGTATGGTATTAAATAAAGTAGTAGAAGACAATGCATATTTTGCTTTTAGAAAATCACAGATGAAGGCAATGCATACGGAAAGATTGGGAGTAATACACGTTTCAGATTTGATTAAACCTTGTATGAGAAATGTAATGTATGGTAAAAATACCCCTGATGAATACAAGACTATGGACACGGAAAACATGAAGTCACTTTACTTTGGTCAAATTTTACATTCTTCAAGCGACGTTGCGGAAGAAAAATATCACGAGATGTTTCTTGCATATGATTATGTCAAGGACGTTGCATTGACTTATGAGGAAGCAAAGAAAATTCCGCAGGATGATGCAAGACAGTTGGATATAATTTATGGAAGTGTTGACGATGTGATAGAGGTTGACGGAGAGTTTGTCATAACTGACAAGAAGACAACTGGATCCATAGAGTATTTTCAGAAGCATAACTCAAACGCCTCTGACTCTCACATGGCACAGATTAACTGTTACAGAGTTTTGCTAAACAAATGCTATGACATTGATGCAAAGAAAGGATGCGTGATATATGTATCCAATTCCGTGTCAAAAGAGAAGAGAGACAAGCCTACACCAATATCATTTGTACTAAAGAAACCTGAAGATACGATAAAAGCAATGATAACCAACGCCAATGTAATAAAAGATTCCTTGACATCTGGAGACTTGCCTGAACGACAAAGAAATTATTTGTGTGACGGAATGTGTGACTATGCAAGCAAGTGTTTTTCTACATTTGGGGAAGATTAATGAAGGTCATATCTCCTGAATGCCATACTCATAGACATTTTGATTGTCCTGTAAAAAGACTAGATATAAAATGTGACTGTCTTTGTCATAAAATAGCAGGAGAATAATGTTATATCCTGCCTGTAAAAGAGATATGCATAAAACCTGTCCAAAACAGTATGCTGGTTTAGAGTCTTGCAGTTGTGAATGTCATAGATTTGAGGAATAATGAAGGTATATTTTAACGCAAATAACAAGGCAACTCGTGAGGCACTGATAGACTGTGGAGTAAAAAATGTCATGGTTGCTCACAAATATGCTTATGCCAGCATAGACAAATATCGTGACAACTTTGAGTCTCTGTTTGTAGTTGCAGGAGTAAAAGGAGACAAGGAAAAGTATCGTGAATGGCTGATAAAAAACAAGGAAAAATATGACTATGCCACACAGTTTGATATATTCTATGACATGGAAGCCACAATGAAATGCCTGCAAGAGGAAAGAGACATGGGAATAGACTGGACTATACCAGTTTTACAGCAGAATTATTTACAGCATATATCCAGACTTAAGCCAAATAGAGATGACTATGTTTGTCTGGGGGAGATAAAAGGAAAAATAGAAATGGAAGACCAGATAAGAAAACTACCACCGTTAAAATATCACGGACTGGCAAAAGGAAACTTTATCAAAAGAAACAGAATGTTTGAATCAATAGACACGTCAGCATGGATATCAGCCGCAGTATCTAAGAAGACAGAAATATGGATGAATAACAGTACCATCTCAATGTACTTTGGAAACAAAGGAAAGGGAATGGTTTCACAACTTCAATATTACTTGGAAAAATACAAGGACAATATGGACAAGATTGGAATAACAAAACAACAGGTGTTAGATAATGATTATAATGCTCTTTTAAAACTACCTTTTGCTGTTTTATTTATGCCTATGTGTAAATCTTTCAACATATATGATGCAAATTTCAAATAACTTTATAAGTAACTACTACAATTAACTTATGGTTGTCGGGGATTACCACCGTGTTCTACGCGTTGAGTGCGGATCAGCAGTAGCCCTCTTAAACCCGTTCTATCAGGTCGATAGCGAATAAGCACGTAAGACTTATTCCTTCCCTTTTGGGAACAAGTGTAACTTTAAATACTCGTTCTATTAATTTGTTTATATGGCTGATGATATTATAATTAAAGAAGAAAAAGGCAAGATGTTAGGAACAGTAGACAAAAGAAAATCAGTCAGTTCACTCAATGCCGCAAAACATTTACGTTCTGCTGAACTGCCAGCCTTGTGTAACGACTGTATTTACAGGTCTATTGATACAGGGGGCAATGGAAAATGTCCAAAATACGAAGCAGATGCATCATGTGCAATAAGAGAAGACATACAGAAAGTTATAGGAGATATGGATACAAGAGATCCAGAACAGTTGAAAGGCATACTGGATTACTTGGTTAAATTATACACAGAGCAGATATTTGTAGCACTTGGAGAGTCAAAAATGGATGGCAATATTCCAGACAGAAACACCAATGCACAGTTAAACTCATTGCTAAAGATTATCAACACTATGGTTGAATTGTCAGGAAAGGTAGAGATAAAGGAAACCCAGGTATTTGACGAGAAAAACATCATGAAAAGTATATTTAAAGAGATGACGGCAAAGAAATCTATGATGGAAGATGGCTCGAATAAGTGAAGAAGACGTCAAGAAACGTGAAGATTTTGTCAAGACGTTTGTAGAATGTGCTCAGAAACCTTCAGTATTTTCAGATATATTTTTGAATCATAACCTGTTTGATTATAACAAGAAATATGTTGACTGTCTGGACAGGTTTATCGTATACAGAAGCGGTAGACAGGTGGGTAAAACCATGTCAACTGCCGTCAAAGCAATACATTTTGCATTCTTTGCACCTATGTTGTTGGATACTGTAAAGAGAGAATGTACTATTTTGATAGTAGCACCTACACAAAACCAGGCAAGTATCATGTATGACAGAATAAGAGAACTTATTACAGGAAGTGATATGCTTGGAGATTACATAGTAAGAAACACACAGACAGAGATGTGGCTAAGATGGCTTGATGACAAGGGAACTACAAAGATTGTAACAAGGGCAACAGGAGAAACAGGTACAGGATTGAGAGGTTATTCTCCACACGTAATCATAGTGGACGAATGCTCGTTTATCAAGGAAGACATTCTTACCGCACTTTTTCCAGCAGGAGCCGCTACAAGAGCAAGAGTGTGGTTGACTTCTACACCGTTTTCAATGATGGGATATTTTTACAATGCCTGTAGCAATTCAAAAACTCTTAACGGAGAACCTGTTTCAT